TGCATATTGCGTGTAAATACGCATCTGATGACCACTTGTTGTATTAGGGAAAAACAATGTGGCATCAGCAGCTCCTCCTATTGTAATACTTGTTTGGAATCTTCCTGTTCCATTGACATCTAACTTGTAACTAGGGGTAGTTGTTCCTATACCTATATTTGTTCCATCATCATAAACTAAACTATTGTTTAAACTAGAACTACTTGTCCATTTAGATAAATAGTTAGTAGTGCCAGTACCAGTTACAGGGTTGGTTATTACCGATTGATATTGAGGAATATTTAATGTAGAACCTACTAATGTAGCAGCACCACTTGTACCAGTTGTAGTAAGCGTTATTGCATTTTGTTTACTATTAAATGTAGACCAATCAGTAGGAGATAATACACCTCTGTTCACAGCAGAAGCCGTAGGTACACTTAATGTAATTACAGGGGTAGTAGTAGGATTAGCTACAGTAGAACTTAAATCAGTTCCAGATGTATTTAAAGTTAATGCAGACACATTGGTTACCGTACCACCTGTAGGAGTAGGTAATGTACCTAATGTACCATCGCCTTTAATGTATTGAGCAGATGTACCATTAGCAGCTATATCTATAACACCACTTGTAGTTACAGGGCTATTAGTAACAGTAAATGCAGCAGGTGCTGTAATACCAATACTTGTTACCGTTCCATCTGTATCACCTATTGTTTCTTGAACCCATACACCTCCATCATTAGCAGGGAATATAGTAGTACCATTCGGTGTACCACTTGCTTGCCAGCGAAAGAATGCGTTGTCTTGAACATAACAAAGGATAGCATTATTAAACCCTTGATTTGCTAAAGCAGCAGTTGTAGGCACAGTAAAGAAAGTTCTTTGTCTGATAGTATCTACAATATCCTCTTGAATAGATTTTAAGCCATTAGACCCAGACCAACTAACTGTGTTGTTTTGAGTCTGATTAGCTCTAAAAATTTTATTTATTAATGCTTGTATGGTCATATTTATTCTCTTGTTCTGCCAAACGCAGCTTGTAATGAACGCTTGATATCTGTAGTAGTAAGATTGTCGTTTTTAGCTCTAAGTAATCTAAACTCCTGATCGTAAATTTGTTTTCTCAAGCCAGCTTCTTGTAATCCGTTACGTCTTACAGATGCTATTTTATAGCTAATATAAGCCTCAATAACAACTTGCGCCTTCTTAGGAATCATAGACATAGAGTCTACATTTCCAACTCCTACATAGCACAAATAAAGTTCCCTTCCTGGGAAATTAGACGGACAAGTTATAATTCCTTGTTCTACATTTATGTTTACAGAGTCAACTCTGTTTCCGTCTGCATAACCAAATGCTCTACCTTTTAATTGGCCCCAATCATTATAAATATCTGAATAGAAAAAAGGAACAAAACCTTGGTATGGAGTATATGTTTGTCCAACTGGTGAAACAGTAGGATTAAAAACAGCAGGAGGAGCAATAGGATCTTGAGTAGTAAAGTCATCCATATAGAAATCTGTTGCCCAAAAGTCTGCTTCGTTGCAAGATTCTCCTACCCAATTCATCCACTCTCCAGATGTATTCATCTCTCCAGGAATCTCACTAAATTCACTTGGATTATATTGAGCAAGTCCATCACTATAAGGAAAAGGCATAATCCCTTTTCTTATTCCTATCGGTCTCCAATATTGACCAACTCTAATTCCAGCACTTACGTAATCTGTGTAATCGCTAGGTAAATCCCACCAGTCTTGGCAGTCTCTAATTAATATTTTATGGTTAACCAATTGGAGAGATGTAACAGATAACTCACGTACAGCCTCAGCTGCAAAAGTAAGCACCTTTGCGTAGTTATGAATGGTTTTGCCATTCTTAAATAACCACGCATTGATTATCTCATCCAATGATACAAAAGCTCCGTTTGGTGTCATTTGTTATTATTTTATAAAGTTCTCTGGTGATGCTTGTAAGCTTTCGTCTCTGATTGTTCTAGGCTCAGCAATGTAGATTGAAACAACAGCTTGGATAGCTTGCTCTTCTAATTCTGGAGACAAAGGCAGTGGATCATTTGGACCGAACTGAGATAAGTCAGCAATAGCTATTTTCATATCTACAGTAAACATACCGTCACCAATAATATTTCTATATATTGTTATTTTTTGTCCTTCCCATACGTAAGGAACTCTACCCAACAAAGAATTAACTTCTTTTACTTGCTGTAATATGTAGTATTGGCCAGCAGGAATAGGAATAAATTCTAACTCAGGATAGCTAGATGGATATACGCTAAACACACCCATCTTCTCTGGAAGATACATTGGCGTAACAGGGAGCTTCACTGTGCACGTGTCATTTAGCCCACCTGTTACTGATACGTTTTCATATGTTGCTAAAACAACTCCATCAGGAATTGTAGCACCGTCTATGTTAAATGTTGTATTTAAAACTTCTGTTTTTAATAGTCTGTTCATCGCAGACTCTAGATGCTTTTCAATCTCAGCATCACGCACACGATCTCTGTTTGATGGGAAACCACCAGACAACATTCTTCTGCAACGCTCAATCATTTGTGATTTAGTAGTCATTATACAGATTGTATTTGTTGGTTAGCTAATGCTTGTACTTCTTGTGCGGACAAGTTAACGCCTACGTAAGGTAGTGCTCTAGCAACTAATTCAACCCAATATGTAGAATCAAACTGAGGCGGAATAGATGTACTATTATTAATAGTAATAGTATTACCTGTAACTGTATAGTTAATAACCACATCATCAGGAAGGCCTATATAGTGAACTTCCGCTGCATATCCAGCAGGCATAGTAGTTCTTGGATATAATTGAATTAAATCATTCTCAAATACAAATACTTGATCATCTACTGTTACTGGATATAGTGAAGACCTTAAAGCCTCTACTATCTCTGAGTTCAAGTATTGATTAACTCCACTTATCTCATTAGTTGTTGTGTTTATTTTAAACAAACCAATAAAGTGGCCAAAGTCAGGTATTTGATAACTAACACTATTGTTATATAAATATATAATTCCTCCAGGTCCTGGAGTTACTTGAGTTCTAGTTCTAAATGGACTTAATGCGTCAATAGTTAATTGGCTGGATCCGTAGTCTGGATTAGGCGCTCCACCCTTTAATGCTTGGGCAGTTTGCGGTAAACCCCAATAGTAGTTCCAAAGGTCTACTTGAGCCGAAGATAACGCTTGGGAGATCTCTTCTGGAGACAAATACCCTCTGCGATTCTTATCAGCTATGAAGTTTATAAAGTTGTATAAATCAGATACATTCTGCATCTACGTTAAGTTTCCTATATAATACGCTTCTTAAAAGGGCTTAACGAGTCTAAGTAAGGGTTTTCTAAACAGTAATAAGGTCATTATTACTATGATTGCTAATAACTTAAATTTGGTCTTTTTGGTAGATTCAATCTTGTTTTTTAAATCGTATATCTTTCTTTCTTGATTTGCGCAAGAATCTATTAATATAGCCTCTTTCGCTCTGTCTACAACAACGTGAGTCGTTTGTTTATTTATGGTTCTAGTAGGCACTTGACCTAACCATTTAACCCATAAGTTGCCATTCTCCAAGTAAACACTAAAGTCATTTACAATAGTATCCAAATGACATTCCATTGGCATATTAACTTTAAAGCTGTCGTGAATAACGGTATCTTTGTAGATAATAGTATCTTTTAATATTTCTTGTGTGATCGTGTCATTAGCGCATTCTCCACGTAGTATAACTTCTCGCTTAACTTGCGCATAATATTTTGGCGTTGTAAGGACTCTCTTAACAGGATTACAGCTAAATGTAATAAAGCTAACAACACCCAATAAGAATATATAAAAAACCTTTTCACGCATAAATTATTTTCTTTTCTTAAGATTTTTTTTAATTTGAATAACATAATTAATTATAGCAAGAATAGAAACAATAACACCTAATACGAATGTTGTATTTGTTTTATCTAAGTTTGCTAAAATATTCAATATAATGCTTGACCAAAGCAAGATATGGTTATCCTGCGTCTCGTTACCTGTGATCATTAGAATAAAAGCTTTTTGTAGTTATTAAATCTTTCCACTCTATCTGCAAGTCCGTGAGTTCCACCGTTAACTCTTTTAGTTATTTTTTCAACAGTAGAGCTGTCTCTCAAGTTGTCTGTGTCAGCAATCTTACTTAATCCGTTTTTATTCCAAAACCAAATAGCACTTAGTCCTGCATATTTATCTTCAGCAACTTGATCTGGATTTGTTAATATAGATGGTTCTTTAGCCCATTCACTAAACGCTTTATAATTATCTTTACCAGTTAATTGGATGTATCCACGTCCTTTAAACTTCCAACCATCTTTACTTGCTTCATCACCGTTACCCATACGATTAGCATAAACTTTAGATGCAATCTTTTCTGGGTTTCTATTATATGCTTCAGCAGATGCTGGAGTAAAATACTTAGGGAAGATCTTTAATAATCCGTCTTTACCGTAGTTTAAGTTTTCTGACTTAAATTTAAACCCACCTGACTCGTGAGCTGCTTGCGCTAAAAAGTGTGCTGCTCTTAACGGAGTATCAATATCGTGAGCAATCATATCGTCTATAAGAGTCTGAGGAACAAGCCCTTTTAATTTATCAAACATTTCCATAAAATATACTCATATAATACGCACTTTATAAAAACTCAAAGCCCCTAAGAATAGGGGCCGTTGAGCAACACAAACACATCTTTAAGTTATTTCTTAGCTTTCTTTTTAGCTAATTTTGCATCTACTAATTTATTCATCTGATCAAGTACAGCTACTTGTTTTTTCTTGTCAATAAAGTCTGCGAATTGTTCGTAAACCATATCGTCTTCAAGGTCTGCAAGCTTCATAATGTCTCCGTCAGAATCTGTCCATTTTAATTTAGATTCTTCTACGCTAACGTAAGCAACGTCTAAAACAATAGCTTGTGCAACTAATGCTTTGATTCCAACTTGCTTGTCATTAATGCGTTCCATAAAATCTTCTGGTTCACCTTCGGCGTAATCCTCAATGTTAAATCTCATTTCCTCTTCAGAAAGTTCTGTATCGTAACCAAGTAACAATGTTAAATTGAATACTTCTTCTTTAGATAAAGCAGCTGCTTTGATTAAAGCATCTCTCTTCATACGTAAAGCTTGACGGTTTTCCTTAGCCTCCGCTTCAAAATTAACTCGCTCTAAAATAGGGTGAATCTCTTCATCTCTATTTGCATTAGCTGAATTAAACGAAGCAAGCTCAAGATATTGGAATAATTCATCATCTTGTGAATTACCAATAGTTAAATGCAACATACCTGCATTCTCTTGTGGTGATGCCCAAACTCTTCTTACTCTGTTAGGAATTGGATTTCCAAAATGATCTACACCAGATACTAAACCTATTTCAACCCATTCGTTTTTACCTGGATCAAAACATTTAGAAAATGGAGGGATTTTTAACTTGGCTTTATATACAGACTGACCACTCATTGGGTCTTCGTATATATCTAAAAATCTGTAGGAAATTTGCGTACCTTTTTTAGGTAAAGCAATAAGCTTTTTTAATTCATCAGAGAAGTCGTTATAGACTCCTAACTTTTTAAGTGCCATTTGTGTTTTGTGTTTTGTGTTAAAAAATGTTTGTGTGTTTTAAGTGAAGATTAGAGGGGGCGAACCCCCTCCTTTCCTCAAGTTTTACTATGCTAAGATATTAGTAATTTTAGCAAATTTGTTTGGAGCAAATACTTCAAGACCCATATTTGAAGTCCAAGAAACTGTTAAGCTTTGTTCTTGGTTTGTAGGGGTTGGAGCAAGAGCACCAGTCATTAATTCTGCTGTCTCTACAGAACCTGTACCAGGAGCTGGTTGAGCCATATATTTGTAACGGAAGTAATCGTTCATTCCACCACCAACAGTTTTTACTTTACCCATTGGTAAGAAGTAGATAGATTTAGCGATTGGTCCACCAGTGTAGTTGATAACGTCAGTATTAGATAATACTTTGAACGCTTTCAAGTTATAAGTGTAACCACCGTGCATAAACTTCTCAGCTTGTAAATCGATCTCACGACCATTAACACTTAACATACCAGAGTTAATACCAGATTTGTAGAAACCGTTATTAGCAGTTGATTGAGAAGAAAAACCAACTGGAGGAGTTGCAGTATTTACGTTAGTAGTAATTGTAGCACCAGAACTTGGTAAGTTTTTCAAGAAATCAGAAATAACTGCAACAGCTGGATTAGAACCTGCGATCATATATTCCATTGGAGCACGAACAGCAGTTAATTGAGCTTCTAAGTCAGATAAATCAGATAAAGTGAAAGTACCAGCAGTAGTAACTGAATCATTAATACCGTAGTTAGTGATGTAAGAATCCATACCACGAGTAGTTTGAACACCATAACCAGTAGTACCTTGTAAGTAAGGAGGAGTTGCAGTTGCTGTTGGACCATCTACGTCAGCAAATAAAGTGTTTGAAACTTCACCTAACCACATAGCCAAAGAAATATCACCACGGTGTTTTTGTAAACCTTGGATCATTTCGTAAGGTAAGATGTATGGTTTACCATTGAACTCTAACTCGATTTTAGAAGCGTTCTGAACGTCTGTAATTTTAATTGCATTACGGAAGATTTGAACACGGTTTTGTAAAGAGTTAACTGACCAACGGCGAGTACCTGGCTCAACTGAACCCTCTTCTTGCGCATTAGAGAAAGCAGATAACTTAACACCATTCATTGCAGCTAAAGAAGCAGCTAAAGCTGTACCAGAAACTGATTGAACTTTAATGATAGCCGCAGATTGTTTTTCTTGAACACGACCAACTGCTCCACTAGGGAATTTTAACAAATCACCAACTAAAATAAAGTTGTAATCAGCAGTAGATAAAGGGATCAAAGGAATAGTTGTAGTTCCAGTTGGAACGCCAGCTACTGTTAACAATTTGTAAAGATTGTCATTGTAGAATGAAGTATAGAAAGGAACCGCAGTTGCGTCTTTTTTTCCTGCCATATACATAAAATCTAACCACTCAGCATCGTCTTGGATGTCGATAAGTTGGTTATAAATCTCTCTTTGGTCTAAGAGAGCCACCGCTGATGCGGTATACTTGTTGGTAGCACCTGCTACACCATTGCCGTAAGTAAACGCCATTTTGTTTTAATTTAAAAGTTTTAAAAAATTGTTTTATATTTTAACCACCAAATGGTTTCCCATCGATAGCTTTTATCACGAATCCAGAACCTCTTGATGGAGTCTGAACAACATCCTCTGCCTTAGTATTTTTAAGCTCATTAAATAATCTTTTTTCTCCTAGGGATTTACCATAATTGATTAAAGATTTTTCTACAGCAGCTGGGTTGTTTGCATATGTCCAAGCTTTCATCCATTTCTTCATATCCAATTGACCATCTTGGCCAACGAATTTTTGAAAGAACTTGTTTTGGTCTAATGTTTCACCCAAGAAGTCAGCATTTTTTTCTACCTCAAAATTCATTCTGTTTTCACCGTCTCCAAATTCTACAAGCCTGCTCGTCTCGAATTGCTTGAAGTCTGGTAGTGAGGTTAAATGACTCTTGAAGCTTTCTACTTGTTGCTGAATTGCCTCCTGTTGAGCTTTCAACTGTGCTTCAAATTTTGACGCTTCGTTTTCAAAAGTTTTTGGTTTGTATTGAGACTGTTCAGCTTTTAATCCATCTCGGATCTTGTCTGCCTCTAGCTTCATCATCAAACGTGCAACTTTATCATCGTCTTCGTCACCTGTTATTCCATACTCTTTCTGTAGAGTCTTCTGTAATATCAGATTCTTTTCTTCTTCACCTAAACTTGGATATTTAGAATCGATCTGAGTTTTAATGATCTCTTCGTCTGTATACAAGTCATAGTTTGTATTCGTCTTAATTAAGAACTCGTCAAGCTGGTTAGTTTTATAAGCATCGATTAATTGCTTTGCATAATCGTCTTCTTGTAAACCTAACTTCTCCCAAGGATCAAAAACAATTGGTTCTTGAGTAGCTTGCTCTTGTGAAGATACTACGCTTTCTGTTGTATCTTCTGCTCTATAAACTGGAACTTCAGGCGTTTCAGTTGTTGCATTTTCTGCAACAGTTGAAGTTTCTTCTACCTTTGTTTCAGTAGGTGCTTCCTCAAATTGATTTACAGGTTGGTTGTATTGAACCCCTGCACTTGAGTGCTCACCTTTTATTGTCCATTTTCCTTCTCCTGCAAATGGATTCTCTTGTGGAGCTTCCGCTTGTGGAGCTTGTGCTTCTGCAACTGGAGCAGTTTGTTCAACTACTTGTTCAGCTACTTGTGCCGTTTCTTGTGTGTTTTCCATTTGTGTCTGTGTTTATGTTATGAATATATTACGCACCTTGTTGATTCTGAAATGCTAACATATCTTGCATTTGCTGTTGTTCCTCACTCATTTGCGCTCCTTGTTCTTCTTGCGCACCTGCCATTTCCTCTTGCATACCTTGTTCTTCTTGCATTGGATTAGCAGCATTCATTTGCTCGTTCATTCCCTGTTGCATCATATCTGCACCTTGAGCAGCTGGAGATTGTTGATTAGCATTTCCTAAGAAAGAAAATCCTGAAGGCTCTTGAATGTTTAATTGTTGACCTCCTGCTGTTTCTGGAGCTACTCTAGATTCTAATTCTGCTGGAACGTCAATCTCACCCATATCTTCCATTTTGCCATCTTGCATCAACTTGGTTTTGTTGTCTCTGATATTAGCAGCATCTCTTTCTTTAGCTTGAACAAACGAAGACTCAACTCTACCTGTTGCAGAAATTCTTTCTCTCTCTAAATCAAACTGACCACGCAATTCAATTAAACGAGCTTCCATATCCGCCTTTACCTTTTCAAGTTCAGACTTCATTTGGTATTCCATTTGGATAGTTTGTTGTTTAGCTTGCTCAGCTACCATAGCAGATTGTTGTTGGATCTGACCATTCATTTGTTGAGCTTGCATTGCTTCTTGTTGCTTCTTCTCGTTATTCTTTTTAACTTTATAAGCTAAGAATAATTCTGCTTGTTTAATATTTTGAATGTTATTTAAACGTATAACATCATCAATATTAACTTGACCAGATTGTAAAGCAACTTTAACTAACTCATCTAATTTAGCCTTTTCTTCAGCTGTAGGTTTGTCTACAATTGAAATACCATAAGTGTATTTAGAAATCTCTTGTGAGCGTTTTAATAGCTCTACAGTTCCTAAGCCTAATGAATTATCATAAGCTTCACCACCACCTCTTTTAATTACATCTTGCACACGAATAACAACTGCTTCAGCTAGCGATTGAGCAATAGCTCTATCTGCATAGCTAATATCGCTTAACGCATTATTAGTTCCAGATGCAGCTAATTGTGCAACTGTAGTTAAGAACTTAGGATTAGGCGTTGAACCGTCTGTAAGTTCATTTAAACCTAGAGTCTGACGAATCATATCTAGATTATTATTAATCATATTCCAATATTCAGAAATAGCATTACCTACACCACCTTCTAACTGGTTAATAGCTGGAGGAACTTGTCTTCCATCTGCTGCTACTGAACGACTGACTAACACACCTCTTTGTAAATACAAATCAATGATATCAGAAGGACTCATAGCTTTTCCTCCACCAGATAAACTTACTTCTTCTAAGGCTGCAAGGTTAATATTAAAACCACGTGGAACAGCGGTATTTAATTCGTGTTGTAATCTATAAAATGCCAACTGAATTGCATCAGCGTAAGGAATAATTGCTTCCATACGGCTAAATGTCTTCATATCAAAGAAATCAACTGGAGCGATATGGAAACTAGATTTAGCTCTTGCTATGTTAATTGGATCACGTTTAATGTTCCATTGTTTACCATAGTCAAAGCAAATGTTAGTTCCAACAATCCATTTAACTCTATATATACCTACAACTTGTTTTCTTTTAAACTTTTGTTTTTTATTATTTGTATCTTCAAATCCAGCTCTTCCAAAAATAGTATTTCCTCTACGGTCAACTCTTTCTTCTCTAACTAAATCATCTGTAGACATAATCTCAAGATCCAATACTTGAACCTTTCCTTTATTCCAAAAGTCATTATATGTACCATAGTATGCATTACCTACTGGCATATTTCCACGCCATTGATTTGCGTTTGCATACTTATAAATAAACTCAATATCTTCTTTGGTTAACTCACCATTGCTCATTTGAATTAATTGAGCAACAGGAACCTCTAATACCTCACCTGCATATCTTAAATCTCTAAAGTCAGGGTATGTACAGAAATTAGATAAGAATCTTCTAGGGTCTACTCTTCTAAATCCTACTAAACCATCTTGTTCGTAATCTTTAAATATAGCAACACCATAGTCAAACTGATCTTGTAATTGTTGTCTACGTTGTCCTTCGTAATCGTTTTGGTCAAACACCAACTCAACTACTAACTCAGCTTCCATAGATGTCTTATGACGCATACCTAATTCAGCAACTTCAATTCCATCTAAATCATCTGGCTCTCCAGGGTTAGCCATAATTGCTGCACTTTCCGCTAGATCTGGTCTTCCTTGTTTTTTAAATTCTTCTCTAAGAATAGCTTTTGCTTTCATTTCAGCAACTAGCATATCCTTCTCTGATTGAGCAAACGGATCCACTGGATCTATTTGAATATCATAGTTTTGTTTCTCTAATAATCCTAAAGCTGTTCTTCTGAACTTAGGTATAATAGGCAATACAGACCAGTCAACAACAAGGTTATTGTTATTGGGATCTTGATCTGGTGTTAATACTCTTTTGTATCTTTCTATAGATTGACGACCTTGAGCGTATGTTTTAATCCACTCATATTTGTCTCTAGATCTATAACCGATTGAGCCAAATGGTGTGTCTCCGTAGGAGTTAAATGCTGCTTGCGCAAATTGCATTAACCACTCTTTTGATTCCTTTTCTTTAGGGCTTACATCCTCGTTTGGGAATAAGGTCCTTGCATTGCTAATTATTTCTGCTGACATCTCGTCTTATTAGTTGTGTTGATATAATACGCTTTAAAAACCTAGTTTTTTGCCCAAAAGGTTGCTAGAGCTCTTTCCCCTTAAGAATGGTAATACGTTCAAAACATCAATATCTTCTTTCTTTCCGACCTTTGGATTATACTTATGGTTATTAATTAACATAAGTGCATAACCTGCTGCCATTGCGCTATCCGACTTGGTCGTATCGCCTGGGTCAAATTGTAACCATTCCTCTATAAGCCCCTCAAACCAAACATTGTTTATGTGGTCATTTATGTACTGGTCCGTTAGCTCGGCCATATACGTAGTCGTCTTTAATGTAGCTGACAAACCCCTTGTGGTCTTATCTGGAGGCATAAAGCAAAAGTCTGCACAGCCTTTCTCCTCAAGGTAATAAATAATACCTGGTTTATTGTTCTCTATAAGCGCATTACAGCCATAAAAGCACAAAGCCATACGTACGTCCTCATAAAAGGTTTCAGGCGAATCTGGGCGATTACAATAGTAAAGAACAGGACTCATATCGTACTCAGTAGGAGATAATGGGTTTGCTTTTTTAAATATAACCATAGCTCCGTTAGAAGCTCTTGATTCGTGAGACTTGCTTACCGTTTGGTGAGAGAATGGATCGACACCTGCTGAATACATAGAACTATTCATAGGCTTGATAACACTTCCTTTCTTTTCAAAAGCATTTGGCTTAGCTGGCATCTCGGCAATTAAAAATCTACCGTTTACACTTTCTCTAAACTCAACCTCAGAATCTCTAACTCCATCTTTCCATTGGAAGTTTCCTTTCTTTAATCTAGACTTGCTCCACTTTAATATATCTAGCCTATCGTTTAATAATATTGGATTATATACACAAACAGAACTATCTGATTGAAACGCTTCTTTCTCATCTAGCGGTTCCTTTCTTTTTGCAGAAGATAAAGCTCTAGGATCTTCTTTCAAAGACTCCCTTTCTTCTAATATCTCAGCTCTAGCTAATTCTTTATTTGCTATACCATATCTTGGATGAAGATGTCTTGTTTCATCTGCTGCCACAAAGAATCTAGCAAGACCGCTGGCTGTTCTCTTTCCTTTCTTTTCATATTGGTTTGAGTTCTTCCATAAGTCCAACATCTGACTACCACCTGCTTCCATTTCCTCTACCGTTGTTGTATGGAAAGACTTTCCTATTATCTTACCTTGATCGTCAAGTAAACAATACTTAACGACATTCCATCTATCCCTAATGTCTAATAGTGTTACCTTACCAATCTCATCGTGTAGATAGTATCCTAGTTTTTGACCATCATAAGCCGTAACACCAGAAGATCTGAAATCAATACCTGACATCAACTCTTCTTCGTCTAGTTCTAATTTACCTGTAGAGAACTTAAGACCAGTTGCTGGAACCTTTCCTGTTAAAGGAACATCCGACAATGGCCTAAAGAAAGAAGGTAGCTTTCTATATGCGTTTATAATTGTTTTTCTAAATAATATCTTTGCATCCTCATCTGTTTTAGATTGGATACCTGCCCAAAAGTTTTCACTTCTAGACGCTGCCTCTAATGCAATACAACCTGCTGTAAAAGACTTACCAGATCTACGTTTAGTTACATATACAATACCAAAACTTTCTGGATCTTCTACATTGTAGTCCCAAAAGTAAAACAGCTCTCTATCTTTATCTCTATATCTTGGAAGGCCAACGTCCATATGATAGCAAGACAAGTAGTACCAATGAACACCTGTAATGTACGTAGGTTCTCCGTTGTTGCTAAACCAATGTCCGCTCAACCTTCTAATCCAGCAATATCTTTTAAAATCCTCCAACTCTGGATGGATATATTCTGGATCTTTTTTTTGTTTTGCCTTCTCTTCTAGTTCCCACTTTTGATATTCTTGAAACCTAGGATCTGGTTCCCAATAGCACAACTCCATCTTGGTAGATCTACGTTCAATACCAAAGTATTCCCACTTAGAAGTAAATGGATTATACAGCCACCCCTTTGCAGGTATATGGCAATTTAATCCTGCAATCTCTACTTCTGTAGATGACCAGTTCTGTTGTTTTATTGGTTTAAACATTTTTCTTTGTTAGTTTAGACATAGCCTCTGGAGTAAACATAGTTTTTCTATTATGTTCTTCAATTAGGTCTTGGTCATTAGAGAATAACTTACCGTATAGTTCATCTATAGAGTTACTCATATCTGCCATCTGATTAAGCATCTTATTCTTAATCTCTACGGCTTTTAATATATCGATTTCTTTTCCGTTTTCAGAATCCTCAATACGCTTTGCTACACGCTCTGCATATTCGGTAAACGTAGACTCTAAGCTACATATTAAAGTCCAAGTTCTAGACTTTACCACCTTAGTTAAAAAAGAAACGGCAAGCTCGTAACTAGGATCTTGTGTGATCTCAGTTTCAAGTCTTGCCCATTCTTTTCTTTTGTTTATGTCTGAGAAGTCCCTTACGGCAGGGGAGTTGAAGTCATAAACCCAAGAGAGAAATGCTATCTGCTGTGTTATGTGTTTCGTGTTTGTGTTTCCAATAACTTCTTTAAGTCTTGGGTATTCAGATAGCACATCTCCGCAATATGGATTGATAATCATTTTAGCTACCTGTGTTTGTGCGTATTTACTCGTAGCCATAAATCCTATCTTTCTTTAATATTACAAATTCTGTGCCATCTTTAAATCTATACACAGATCGGTACATTTCTTGAAATAAAACTGTACTGTTGACAGGAACATCTAAGTCTCCTGACAAAAATGTACACTTGCCTTGCTTATATTTTGTAGTAATTGTATCTGGTATTATTATAAGACTTGATGTTATTTCATTCTCTGGAATAGCCTTAAGTAAAACCCAATCGCCCACTGCTTTCCACTCTCCGTCAACTTTGTGAGCCATAATAAAACCTTCATCACAAAGCCACACAAGCTTGTCATCAATATTGAACACTCTATTAAACTTACGATCGCCATTGTCATCGACAAAGTAATCAGCAGCCATATGATAAGATATAGCAATTTCATCATCTTCTTTTACATTTAATTTACATCGACCACCTAAAGAATAAACTTTTCCATTTACTTGAGCGTGTTGTTCAGGTTCAAATGAAGGATCGATAAATAAAGTTACTCCGTTTTCGGTAGTAACAGTAGACTGGAGAATCTCTGGAACCTCAACAAATAGTTGATTGCCAGGAGGCATAGATCTTTTACTCATTGTGTGTTTGTGTTTTATATTCGCAAAGATACGTAAATATCCGTAACTTATACTAATTATTTTCTTCCTTGGCCTCTATATGCTTTAGGCTTTGGAGTGTGTTTATTGTAAGACTTCTGTG